GCTAGCTTGGTGGGTGCTGCGAACCTCAAGGGCAACCTGAGCATGTCCGGGGGATGGACGCCGTTTACCGAACTCTCCCCCGAGAACCTGGCGCGCGAAGTCTGGAACGCTGTGGCCTCGCAGTACAACGAGAGCGGCACCATGGGTGCCAAGCTGAACACAGCGTCTAGTGGCGGTGTGGACTTGAACGCGCTCGCACAGGCGGTGTGGGAGTACGCCACGCGCAACCTGAGCACCAGCCCGCCCACGGCGGCGCAGGTGGCCACGGCCATACTGGACGCGGCGCAGGCCACACCCATCCATGCGGATGCGCGCGCCATCAAAGGCCAGACCATCGGCGGCAGCGGCACTGAGGGCGATCCGTGGGGGCCTGTGTAAATGGCCAGCGCCTGGGGCAAAAGCTGGGGCCTGGCCTTTGGCGCGGCCTGGGGCCTTGTTGCCGCCGTGCCCCCGGTGGGCGATGCGGCGGGCGGCATTGCGGGTCAGCCCACGCAGCACAGGGCGCCCACGCAGCACAGCGCGTTCGAGGAGCGCGCCGTCGCGCAACGCCAGGATGGCGCTACGCCAGACCGTGCGCACCCGCAACCAGAAAAATCGGCCAACGAGTCAAAAGCGCCTCTATCCCCCGTATTTGTCGACCGTAATGCTACAAACTTAGTAGCAAAACAGGCGCAGACAGAAAAACCGGCCCCGGTAGTTCGGGCCGCCACACCACCACCCACGCAGGAGGCATCCACCCATGGCTCTGAAACCGCTCAAACCGTCCAAGCAGCGCAGGAAGGATCGCAAGGCGCCAGCGCAGCACAGCAGCAAGCCCTGCTCCGGCGCCAGGCCGACGAGCTGGCGCTGATCATGATATTGCTGGAGGCCGTCGCATGAATATCACAATTGAGCTATCTGGCATTGAAGGCGTCCGGGCGCAGTTCGCCAAGCTGGGTAACGCGCCCGCGCAGGCGCTGACCGCCACGGCGGAAAAAATCGAGGAGTACGTGCACGCGCAGGCGGGCAAACACGCCAAGACCGGCAAGCTGGAGCAAAGCGTTGTCAACAAGCGCGTCCCCGGCGGCTGGGAGGTGGGGCACGACAGCCGCATAGCGCCCTATGCGCGGTTTGTGCATGATGGCACCAAGCCACACGCCATATTCCCGCGCAACAAGAAGGCGCTGCGCTGGGCCGGTGGCGGGGTGTTCCATTTTGCCAAAGGCGTGCGCCATCCGGGCACCAAACCAGACAAGTGGTTCGACCGGGCAGCGGCACAGGCCCCCGTCATTTTCCGCGCCGAAATTGAACGCCTTCTCGCACAAAGGACATAACCCATGGCCACCACATACACCTACTACGACCCCTATCTGCTCCCGCTGGTCACGGAAGCACGCGAAGCCCGCGCCTTGGCCGACGTGAACGCGCAGCGTGCCGACTTCCCGGCGGCATGGCTGGAGCGCCTGACACGTTTGCGCGCCTATGTGATCGTGTGCCAGGAGAGCCAGCAAACGGTGGACGACCTGTTTGCCGTGAAGCTGGCGCAATACCAGAAGGAGTACGACAAGACCCTGCCGCTGGCCATCGCGGCGGCGGACGCGGTACTGGTTGACGCGGGGGCGCAGGCGCCCATGCGCTCGTTTGTGAGCATCGAACTGCTGCGGGGGTAACGCGCCATGATGGACACACTCACCGCCCTGCGCGACGCCATGGCCTTGGTGCCCGGCGTGGCAAGCTGCAAGATCGGCATGGAAGCGAACATCACGCCAGCCGATTACCCCATGGTGCGCATCGTGCCCAGCACCATCGCGCAAGGCACTATCAGCACGCGCAAGTGCGAAATGCTGATCTACTTCGGGCAGCCCATCCACGAGTTCACGGCGGGGCTTGAGTCGCTGTATTCCACGCTATTTGATATGGAGGCGGCGCTACTCGACGCCATCCGCGCCCTGCGCATGAATGCCGTGTGGGTGGAGACGATCCTGGACGAGGACCGCGTGGCCGCGTACAAGCTGATGGCCATGCGCATGGTGGTGCAGGGGTAAGGCATGAAGCGGGACTTGGACACCGTCCGGCGCATCATGGGCACGGCCGCCGTCCGAATGGATGGAAGCACCAATTTGTTGGCACGTTCAATAAAGAATCACGTCTCGCCCCAGCCCCGGATGCGCATTGGCCACCTTCTGCGCCTGCCCAACCACCCCCAGCCGCTCCAGCCGGTACAGCGCATCGCGCCCATCGTTCACCACATCGTCAAAATCTTCCCCATTCAGCAGCCGCTGCAGCCGTGCGCGCGAGCCCGCGACCTTGACGGCATCGTCAACTGGCAGGCTGCGCAGGTAGGCCACCTCCCCGCCGGACTTCTCGCGGGCCATGGCGGCGGTAATCGTATGGCGCGGGCGCAGCTTGCAACGGCAGTGCGGGTGGTATGGCGGCACCGGCGCCTTGCCCTTGGGGTACAAGCCCGGCCCCAATCCCCAAAGATCGGCCTTGCTGTGCATGTCGCACACATCAAACACCGGGTGTGATGCGCTCATTTGCACCTGCACCACGGAAACGGTTTCATCGGCCATGACCTCGGCGGCCACCGCGTGCTGATAGGCGCGCGCCAGCTCCGTCTGGGCAATGCGGTTGGCCATGTAGCGCGTCTTTTCCTTGTGCGCCACGCTCAGGGCACGCTCCAGCGCTGCGGCGCCCTTGTCCCGCTCCCACGCCTTCAGGGCCTGCAGGTAGGCGGCCTTGAGCGGCTCGGTCTTGAGCGACTGGGCGTAGCGCTGGCCCTGCTCAAACACCTGTTGCAGCGCTGCGCGGTCTACCGGGTTGGCCGTGAGCTGGCGCAGGGCATGGGGCAGTTTGGCGCGTGCGGCGCCTTCCAGCGGGCGCTGGATGCCGTCCTTGGGGTCATAGCCGTCGTACAGGCGCAGGGCCAGCTCGCGCGCCTGCATCTTGCCCTGCGCGTGCTCACGCACCAGCGCTGCCACGTGGTGCGCCGTCTCGCTGGCGTTGTTGTACAGGCGCTGCGATAGCGACACGTCGCCCACGCGCATTTCCTTGACCATGCGCACATCCCACACATCGCGCGCCCCGGTTGCGGGCGCCGCGTTCAGGCGCGCGGCCAGCAATTCCACAAACGCGGCGTTAAATTGCTGCTGAATGGTTTTTGCCTGTTGCACGGTAAGCAGCGCGTCCGTGTTGGCAATCAGGCGCATCAATTCGGCCTGCGCTTGGGCTGCCAGGCGCTGCACTTCCAGCGCGGCGGCGTTGAGTGCGTCATCCATATCATCAACCATGATCCGCGTCCCCCACGGCGCTGCCTTGTGCATCGCCAACATCGGGCGCAGCAAGCGGGCCGCCCGCGCGGCGGCCCTCAAACCGCTGATTGAGCGCAACACCGATCAACCGGTAGGCGCTGCGGCTACTCACGCCGGTGCGCTCCACCAGCGCCGCGCGGGCCTGCGCAACGGTCATCCCGCCATCAAGCAAGCGCTGCGCAAGGCGCAGTTTCTGCGGGCGCGTCAATATGCAGCGGTTCAGCCGGATGGTGTGCCCGGCCATGCGGTGCAACAGGCCAAGGAACTGCGCCCGCGCGCCTTCGCCAACGTTCAGCCGGTCGATCTCATGGAGCAACAGGCTTAGCGAGTTGATCTCATCATGCGGGCGGGGCTCGGTGCGCCTTGTTTTCATCGTGCTCCCTTGGGTCGTCATCAAAGTCCGTTGACTGAAATTGCCATGGGGTGCGCTACCGCGCCCAGTTGCAGCCCCGCCCAGGCGTAGGCCATGGCGTCCACCGCGTCATCGTGCTCCCCGGCGGGAAAGCTCAGCAGTTCATCGCGCAGCCAGCCCGCGCAGCCTGCGGGGTCCAGGCGCACCTGCAGCTGCTCAAAGCGCGTGAGCAGCGGGGCAAAGCGCGTCACCTTGTCGCGGTCGGGGCGCACGCCGCGCACGGGCAGCGTGGTGGTGCGCGTGAGCTCCTGCACCACGGCGGCCTGGTACTGGGTTTGCTCGATGGCGATGAGGCGCGGGCGGTGGCGGGCGGCGGCGGCCTTGATGCGCGTGAGCACCTCCGAGAACGGGGCGCGGAAGCGCTCCACCTCCTTGACGTACACCCGCCCAGACTCTGCATCGCGTGCCAGCGCGGCGATGGCCGTAAAGTCCGCCCCCTCGCGTTCGCTGATGGCCAAATCCACCCCCAGCGTGACGGGCAGGTGCGCGGGGCATTCGCCGGTGACCAGCATTTCGGGCTTGACCAGGCCTGCGCCGAAGGTAATGAACTGCGCCAGCACCTCCTGTGCAAACACCAGTTGCGGGCTGGTGGCGCGCTTTTCTTCCATCCAGCCATCGGGCAGGTAGGGGTTTTCCATGCTGGGCGCGGTAAAGCTGGCCCACTTGGGGTCATACGTGGCGCTGTCCGCCCGCCCGCGCTGAAACAGGGTGTGAAAGTAGTTCAGCCCCAGCGGGGTACTGATGAACCATGCGTCCCCGTTCAAATCGGCCAGCGTGTATTCAATCGTTTGCTCCCACGCATCTTGCAGGTAGCGCGCGTGCGCGGCCTCATCCACCACGGCGCGGGCATAGAAGTTGCCCCGCCCGCATTTCATGGGGTTTTCCAGCGTCCAAAAGTCAATCGAGCCGCCGTTGGTAAATTCGATGATGGGGCGCGGGCTGGTGTTGGCGCGCCGGATGACGGGCGCGTACTGGCTGGCAATGCCCTGAAATACCTTGGTGAAGTAGCTGTCGTTGGGCGCATACCAGGCGCAGGGCAGGCCCTTCTTGCCACGCCCATCGATGCCGCCCAGGGCACCGCCGGGCATGTTGACAATGACCTCGACCATCAGGTGGGTCTTGCCGAACCGGCGCCCCATGCAGGCGACGTTGCGCAGGCGACGTTCTGCCAGGATGCGCTTTTGCCCGGCGTGCGGGGCGAAGTCGGGGAGGGTTAGGCGGGGCATTTATTTGTTTGACATTTAATTATTTTGATGTACAATTAAATGCATGTACACAGTGAACGAAACACCCGATTTCCTCGCCTGGTCGGCCAAGGTGTGGGGCGATGATGAACGGGGCGAGTTCATTACCTTCATCAGTGACAACCCGCTGGCTGGCGACGTTATTCCCGGCGCAGGGAGTTTGCGTAAAGTGCGCTGGGCGCGGGTAGGTATGGGCAAGCGCGGTGGTGCGCGGGTGATCTATTTCAACCGTCTGGCTAACGGCGAGGTGGTTTTGTTGCTGGTGTACGCAAAGGCCAAGTTTGACAACATACGCCCAGAGTTGTTGCTGAAGCTCAAGGAGAAATACGATGTATGACGACAAGCTGAAACCGCACCCAGACCCTGAGATGCGGGAATTTGAGGAAGCACTGATGCGCTCCATTGGGGACGCAAAGTGCGGCGAATTTGCCGCCGTGCACACGCCCGAGATGATCGCCGGGTATCGCGCACGTGGTCGCCCGGTGGGTAGCGTGCAGGCAGTGACAAAGCGGCCAACAACATTGCGATTGGACGCGCAGGCTCTGGAACGCTGGCGTGCAAGTGGCAAGGGCTGGCAAACCCGCGCTGCCGCTGTGCTGGCGAAGTACGCGCCTTGAGTCACGGCTGAGGCTCCACGCTCGGGAACGCCTCGCCAGTGGCCTCCAGCGTGGCTTGCTTGCCGGTGAACTCCTGCCAGCGGCGCACGATCACGTCGCAATACTTCGGGTCAAGCTCCATGCTGCGGTTGATGCGCCCGGTTTTCTCGCAAGCGATCAGAGTGGAGCCGCTGCCACCAAAAAGGTCGAGCACCGTCCAACCTTGCTTGGATGAATTCTGGATACACCGCTCGATCAACTCCACCGGCTTCATGGTGGGGTGTTCGCCATTGCGGCTGGGCTTGTCGAACTCCAGAATCGTGTCCTGGGTGCGGTCGTCTATGAAGAAGTGTGAACCACCAGGCTTCCAGCCGTAGAAAATCGGCTCATGCCGGTAGTGGTAGTCCGATCTTCCAAGTGCAAAAACGTGCTTCACCCAGTTCAGCGTTTGCCGCCACACACCCATGTCCTTGAGTACTGTCGAGAAGCAATGATGTTTCGGCCCCGCCGGGGCCGCTACATACCAGGCGGCCCCGGCGCGGCAGGCATCCATGGCGCAGACAAAGACGGAGCGCAAGAATGATTCAAGCTGCGCATCGTCCAAGGAGTCGTTCTCAATCGTCAGCGCGTCGCTGGTCCCACCAACATAGGACACGCCATAGGGTGGATCAGTCCAGAGCATGTCCGCTACCACCCCCGCAAGCAATGTGCCAACCTGCGCGGCATCGGTGCTATCGCCGCACATCACCCGGTGCTTGCCCATGATCCACACGTCGCCCAGCTTGGACACCGGCACCACTGACGGCTCCGGCGCTTCGTCCTCGTCGGCCAATCCGTCAGGCGTTGCATCCAGTCCGGCCAGCAGTCCGTCAACCTCGCCATCATCGAACCCCATGGTTCCCAGGTCGAAGTCATCCATTCGCAGGTCTTCCAACTCCAGCGCCAGCAGGTCGTCGTCCCACTCGGCCAGCTCGTTCAGGCGGTTGTCGGCAATGCGGTAGGCCTTCTTTTGCGATTCCGTCAGGCCACTGGCGACGTGCACAGGCACTTCAATCAACCCCAGCTTCTTGGCCGCTTTGGCGCGGGTGTGACCCACCAGAATGACCATCTCGTCATCCACCACAATTGGCTGCCTGAACCCGAACTCCTTGATGCTGGCCGCCACAGCGTCCACTGCGTTATCGTTCTTGCGCGGGTTGCGGGCGTAGGGAATCAAGCAATCCACCGGCATCATCGCCACGGTCATGGTTTCGGTTTTCAATCAAAGCTCCTCGGGTTGTTGATCGTGATCGTGGTGTCGGTGGCCTCGGTATCCATGCCCCAGGCGATGCGCTCGCCCTTTTGGCGAATGGACAGCATTTCCGCGCTGATCTTGGCGCTCTTGCCCTCGCCAAAGTCCGCCTTGATCGCGTCCAGGCCAAACAGGCGGGCGTGGTGACGCCACTCCGCGCGGTGGCTCTGAATCAGCTTTGCGCGCAGTTCTGTGCTGGCCTCTATGCTGGCCGGGAGCGGTTTTTTGCCTGTTTCCCCGTTAACTTCCCCGTTAACCTCTGCCGCGTCGGCCTTAACTTGCGCAGCCCTGTTGATGCTGGGCAAGCTCCCGGACTTGACCCAGCCCTGCGCCTTTGCGGTCTTGCTGATGGCCGCGACTGACACGCCAATCTGCCCGGCCAGTTCGCCCATGGAAAGCGTCGGGTCCGCCTCCCACTTCTGGCGGGCTTCGAGCCACTGGTCTTTGGTCAGCCGCGCCATCCCTCAGTCCCCCCCGCCCGCAGGGCAGCCCGTAATGCGCACCCGAACAAAGCCGCCAATCTGATCGTCACGCACGTACGGGAAGCAACGGAAACGCTTGTCGTCGATGCCTAAGGCAAGGGCGATGCCGTCGCGCCCAGCCTTGAAGCTGGCAACCAAGTTGTCGTCGTCACGAGCACGCCGGTCGGGTGGCACAAAATCGAGCCACAGTGCGATTTTTGGCGTATCCGGCACCACCATACCGGCCTCTTTGACCAAAGCCCAGCAAGCCTGCTTGTAGGCCTTGGCGATGGGGGATTTTTTCCTCCAATGTGTCCTTGCGTTTGGAGACAGCGCACGCGGTGGCCAGGGCAGCATCACGGTGTTGGCTGCTGCTTGTGCCGCATGGCCGCCGTCAGCAGCTGCGGCATGTCCACCAGCTCCTGCGGGCACAGCTGCGCGTAATGCTTGCTCGCCGCCCAGGCGTAGGCCTTGTCGCGCTGCGCCATCCAGACCAGGTGGGCAAGCACGCGGGATCGGAACGGTGTCATCTGTCATGGTTTTGCTGCTGCGGTTTGAGGTCGCCGGTTAGGACCAGGGCTTGCGTGATCTGGCCCTGCGCTGGCGTTGTTGCCCGCGCAAGGCGATACGCTTTGTCCAAAGGGATTGGCTGCTCCGTGAGGTAATAGGCGCGCAGCAGCCTGGTGTATGCCATGTCCTCGTCCCATGTCAGGTGGGCAGTGGCAGCGGCGTAGTCGCCGACATGAAAAGGGAAATAGTTCACACCGCACCCCCCACGACCTGCGCCAGCTTGGTCAGCCCCTTGGGCGTGACCAGCACCTGCTCCACCATCTTGGCACTGCCGTCGCTGCGCTCCACGGTGGTGATCTTGTGGTCGAGCAATCCCTGTTGAATCTTGTCCTGGTAGCCCACGAAGCCCGTGCCGCCCGCGCGGCGGTAAATCCAGTGGCTGGCCTGCATGTGGGCAAAAAGGCGCTTTGGCTGGCATTGCAGCGCCTTGGCCGCGTTGGTGATGCACATGGCACCATCGGCCTGGGCAATGCGCTCCAGGGCCTCGACCTTCGGCGCGGCGATGGCCAGCGCCTGGGCTTGTTCCTGCACCTTGTCCGAAAGATCGGCAGCCAGGCGCAAAGCCTCCGCCATGCTCCCCGGAATCTTGAACCCACCCATGGCAGCTTGCTGCTCCAGCTCCTGCCAGCGGTCAACAATGCGGGCCGTGAACTCGGGGCATAGCTGGGCCACTACGATCAAGCTGGAGCGCTTGTCCAGGTGGTACTCGGTGTACTGTTGGCCGTTCTGCTCATGGGTGTACGCCGTTGGCGCACACCCCCCAATCACGCCCTTTTCTTTCAACCGCTCGATGGTTCGGCACACATCGGTGTGGCGGGAATCCACCAGCTCCGCAATCTCGCGGCTCGACATTGTTTTGACAATGGCCTGAATTTCATTCATAATTCACCTGCTTTCGTTGAAGTAAAACCCGCCCTAGCTGTTAGCGCAGCGTTGACCGGCGGGTTTCTTTTTGGCTGCTTTGACATAGGCGCAGCCTCATTGCCCATACAAACGTGAGGGCGGCACATGCCGACCATCCTCCGACCCTGCCGGATTGATCCCGGCCGTGCGGCAAATCAGAATTGCCTCATGCCTTTTCTGATCGCTCCAATCCCGCAGCAGCTCCCGCAAAACTTCCCCCCGGCTTTTGCCAGTGGCCTGGACGAACCCGTCCAGCACGGCAACCTCATCGCGGTGCAGCTCGAACCTGATTTCGGCTTGGTGGACTGCGGGCATTTACGCGCTGGCCCCCAAATGGGTGGCGCCCCCAATCGGCATAGACTGCGAGTTCCGCAACACGCAACCGAAAAGTGGTGCCATGAAACCGAAAAAAGAGTTGAAAACCGAAACCTTTGGCCCGATAGCGATGTTCGACAAGGATGGCAACGAATACGCCGTCCAGGCCCGTGTTCGGTCATACCGGCAGCAGTTCAACGACGGGACATGGACGCCCTGGAACGTAGAGACGACGCAGTTCATGTGCGGTCAGACCCCTGTGAATCCGCGAGACGATGGGTGGTACGAACTAGCGATTCCAGGGGCGCTGATTCGTCCAGCGCAGGAAGACTGACCTCCCCCACCATCTCCAACTTAAACAGGCGCGCAATCTGGGCGGCAGGTACGCCAAATTCACCGGGGATTACGCTGGTCACGGCGATTGTTGGGTGCTCACCAACTTCGCATTTGATGGTGAACCCCAAAACGTTTTTGGTATCAACGCCAAGCGCGCGCAACATTGGCACCCCGAAGTCTTGGGCAGCTTTAGACATTAGCCACCCCCTTCCCTTGCGCGGGCAATGGGTTGCGAAGGATGCCTGCGTACTTCATGCGCCGCCACAAAGCGGCCTGCACTCGATCCGCAATGCGCGGTGGCAGCTCTTCCGGCCACTTGCACACGGCAGCAACCGATACCCCAATTGCCAGCGCAACGGAAGTTGGCGACCCGCCCAGCAGTTCAATGGCTTCTGTCTTCTTCATTCCGTAGATTAAACCACGGTTCAAGCAGATAGTAAACCCATGTTCTGAACTTTTGAAATAAAGTTGCCTAACTATGGTTAACTATTGGGATAGGCTTGGACCCGAACTTGACGCTCTAAAAATGACGCGGCAACAATTTGCGGACGCTATTGGTGTGTCGTATCAGGCCGTAAAAAAAGTCGCGGATGGCGGGGCGCTTGGCTCCACCAACAATCTGAGGGCGGCCCAAGTCCTGAAAGTCAACCCACTCTGGCTCGCCACCGGCAAAGGTCCAAAGAATCCCGCCGAGCCCATGCAGGGCTACACCCCCCTGCCCGCGCCGGGGGGCGGCACTGTGTCGCTAGACGCTGCCATTGCCGTGCTGGCCGACGCGATAGAGCGCAGCCCGTACAAAGGGCAGGACAACCTGCTGGGGATGCTGGCCTACATGGGCAAATCGCCAGGCGACGAGATCAACCGGCAATCAATTGCCGCGCTGCTACAAAATAAGCAGCAGCCCGATGCCCGGTGCAGGTATTTGCTGACTTGGTGGCGTGATATTTCCTGGATGTGATCGTGTACGCTGGCCCTGCCGCAGGGTCCGACTTCCTGCAAAATTCGAAT